GGCGAATGCCGGGTTTCGCCAGGAAGGGGCCCGTGTGCGTTCATAAATGACGCGACGGCGAGTAAGGAAGGGATGATCGTCCCTCCACTTACTCGTGCAGTTGTAGCTCAAAATCGAAGGATACTCTTCTCTAACGAAAGAGAGAAGTTCCTTAGGCCAGATGCACTCCCACCGCCACCCCCCCCTGGAAAAGAGAGATGACATCCTGTAGGAGGAGAAACGGGGACGTCGTCGATATGCTGGGCGATCGATGGTTAGGAGAAAAGGTGTCACCTTAACTCCAGTCCACTGATCGACTCTCTCTCGAGAGAGTCTTGCCGATATCTTCGATATCTCACCGTAAAACCTTGAATCAGGAGGTGGTCCTACCTCGACGGGCAGGTCCCGATTCACACCACACTCATTGGACGGGGGCGCGCCAGAAAGACACGCGACCCGGAACCAACGTCGGGGCAACAGCTCCCGAAGCCACCGGGGCCCAATCTCGGAGAGACTGGTCGAGACTCCACGAATGGAGATCTCGTATCTCATCAGCTCATTGACAATCCATTGCTGAATCGGTCGCCGAAAAGACGAGATACCCCGGAGGACATCGGGGAGTATTCCGCCAGGAGCGGAACGGGAAGGTCTAAGAAAAGACAACACAGGTTTCGCTACGAACCTGCGCAGACGAGCGTCAAAGATGGAGCTGTTCAACTCCATCCAACGGCGGCTACGCCCTGTCTTCTCTTCATTGACGACGAGACCGAAGATGCCGGTGACATGCCTCCAGATTCCGAAGAATCTGGTGTCACCTGCAAAACAACAGTCATCGCCGTTAAACCTCCCCGTCCTCACATTTCTCTTCCCCGCGTCGACATTGCGGGCAATGTCGTGACAGGCCTTGTTAAGGAGGCACAATAACGGGAAACTGACTAGGTTTCCCATCATCGAGCCACGCTTAATAGCGTGTTGAGCACCTGCCTGGCTCCTCCAACGCAGAGAAGAAAAACTCTCCAACAAAACACTCCGTTGCTCCTCCGTCAATTCCGGGCATTCCGAAATCACGTCGACGATGGCCTCAACAGCCGGGAGGTAAATGTTATCGGTAGCGGACTGGTAGTCTCCGCTAATAACATCCTCACCGACCTTGAGATCGTCTAAGACGGCTTCGAAATCCCCCTTCGTTACGTCCCCGCGCACACACCAGCCGAACGAACTGATGTGGTCGTAAAGGGCATTATGAACCGGGGCTAAGACTCGCTTAACCTCGGCGGACTGCATAGTAACGACTCTATGCTTTCCCTTCTGCTTTGCCACGCTTCTCCGAACGAGACTTCTGTCACCAGAATACTCCTGAACGGAACAAGCGAGCGTACCTCCCTCTCGAGAAGTAACCTCATAACACCCCTGCTGCGCAGGGACATACTCACCAAGGTATGGCTCACCACAAGAGTCACCATCACCCAACCTCCGCCCCCAACCGCTGATCAGCTCACGAACACTCTCCCGAAGGAGAGGTAAGTGTCTCACACAGCGGTCTATGTCAGCTACAGGCACGTCCTTATCGACGTGTTCATCCCAAGCTAACATAGCTCTTCCTCCGGCTTTTTCGTCGCAGGGTTTGCATTTGGCATCGAACAGCCTCTTGCAAGATTTGATCGCCAGGATAAGCCTGCGATCCGATCTAACCCTGCCCGGCATGTGTTTCAACATGTTCGCGCAAGCCTTCTTCCAACTGGCCTCAAGGGCAGAGCAGTCAACCCCCACTACGTGGGGAACAGCAACCTCGGGAATTCTGAATTCCATGACGAGAATGCGGACTGCTCTGTTGAGCGCCGTTGTCAATGACCCTACTGCAGGACAGTGGGCAATTTTCTGGTTACCATCATTTGACATGATATTCACCAGAGTCCAAAATACCTTTAGCTATCAAGCGAAAAGTGTCTCGGGCGATCCGT